ATACACTAACCTATTTTCTTTTTTTTTAGTTTAAGGAATTTATTTCATGTACAAAAATGTCCGAGAGGTATTTAACGACTATTGTTCCAGTTTACCTATCGACACAAAGCTTTGTGATCGAATCGAACAATATTTAAATTCCTTTATTACTCGCTCTCCTGAACATGCTCAATTCTTCGGAGGAGACACTATTGGAGATACCGTAGTAAAATTTATCAATTCAGACCGGTTAAAATGGTTTGAAGAGATACTCCAAATTGACGAAGTAGAGATCGCTCCTGCTTTAGCAGAACTCATCTCTCCTGTACACTACGTGGTGGCTTCTGACCCTTTCTCATTAAGCTGCGTTTGGTTAATCCATTCTATTTGGAAATCTTCTAAGATTCCTGATAAACGTAAACAGAAAACCATGTCTGATATCGTGATCATCATGAACATTCGATTCTTGACTTCACGTATGCAACGACACTGGCCTTATCCTTGTTCTAAACAAACCGCAGAAGCTACTTTATCCTCCATGTCTAATAAGTACGCCATTAAACGCTTAGGCTCTTGGTTAGCCGTATTGCGTGAACGTGGTGATGACACGACCGACATGAAGCATTCTATCCATAAGCTCACGATTGAGAAAATGGATGTCGATATTCGTAATACAGGATACTCTGTAGGCTACATGATTACAGACTCTCAGTCTCGTATTAAAAACATGTTGAAGAATATCTACAATGTACAGAAGAATCTGCAAACCATGACGATTACTTCGTCGTCTTCTTCCTTCATCGATACAGATGGAGAAGAAGTCTTAAAAGACAAAGAGAAATCTCTCGAAACCTACAAACGTTATTTAGAAGGAATCATTGCTGATAAGCATTCTTTTATTAAACTGGATTTAATATCGATTATTGAATCGAGTAATAAAACCATGCCTGCTCAAATGTTCAGAAGCACATTAAGCTGGATCAGTGATACCTATGGCAAAGGCTCTGACGGTAAATTAGAAATAGATGGTATTATTGCTAAACTCATGTATCATCTACTCTCTTACCTATACTTAAATCGTAATACCATGAAAAACAATTCAGACATTGCTGGATTGATTTCTAAGATGAAAGGTGTCTATACTTCCTCTCGTTCCACGGAAGAATCTTTATTAGAGATTCGTGCTGATGTAGAAGACCTTGTTCGTCGTGCGACTAAAGTCAAATCAGGCCCTGCTATAGCGGCTACTCGTACCGGTGTGATGCTCTATATTGTATTAAGAGCATTTACCATGAAACACTACCAAGGATAACGTAAATAACTCTAATAGCCAATATTACATTATTCTTAAAGTTATTGAAAACACTTTAAGGAATGAGATATGCGCTTTTTGAAAAAACTCTTTCAAAAAACATACAAGACCACTCGTTCGATTTCAGGTCTGGTTCGAACAGAGTTCAATTTCACTAAAGTCAAAGAGTCTGAACCGACCATCATTACTATTGGGAATCAATTCAATTGTTCTATGGACATTGTAGTTGTGAAAAGAACCTATGTAATGGAAAGGAATAAAGGACTCTTCTTTACGAGATATAAGAAATTCTTCATCTATCAAGTCACTGGTATTGTGCCTGAATGCTTTCCCACAAAGATGAGAAAAGTCATGAACTCTACGTTACAGATTCCTACTTTACTTCCTAGGATCTATCCTGAGGAATACAGGATCAACGCAGTCGTCTCGGCTTTCCTAGACATTAAGATGTCTATTATCCTGAAAAATGGACAAGATTAGAAAAGTACTCTCTACTCCTTTTTAGGGAGTAGAGAGGCTTTCTTTTCTGTTTAGTATCCTAACCAGTAATTGATGTTGCTAATGTCATTGCTAGGTTGATAAACTGTATCAAAGTAATCATTACGATTACCTAAGAATGGATGATTTAAAGAAACATCAGTCATAGACTTCAATCCTTCCATCACATCGTTTAACATGTCAGGAGAAGATTTCATCGCATTAATCCTACGAGTTTCTTTCAAGTCTTCAATCATGCCAGATACAGACATAGCCATTTGAGAACGAGATTCAGGAGTTAGTCTAGATTCTAACAATCTAATGGTTTTCTCTAATTTAGCAAATTCGAAGTGATCTTCTGTATTAGACAATTCTTCGTACATTGCCGAGATCTTATCTTTCAAGGCTTCTTGTTCCCTCATCTTCATCATTTTCTCAGGATCGATTTCCTCACCTGCAGAAATGACATTCGATAAGAATCTTCCACGATTGATATTGTAGTAGTTTACATTTCGTCCATTGAAGATAAACCAACAAGCCAATAGCCAAGAGATGACTTGGTCATCATGATCTTCCTTATCCGAGCCATGGTCAATTCTTCCATCGATAATCACCAATCCTAATAACTCACGAATCAGTTTCTTATCTTTTACTTTATCAGCAATAATATCGATTGCACGGTAGAAAGTTTCACCATACAAGTTATCACGAGAGTATCGACCTTTACCAGAAGTACTGTAACCAAAGGTACTGCGATACATGTTCGCAACAGAAGCAGGATTCGGATGAGCATCCATGTTCAAGAAGGTTCTTTGATTCTCATCTTTCTCATGGACAATCGTATTGAAGATTTGTTTAAAAGGATTAATCCCATGTGCTGGTAAAGTCTCAATCAAGAAATCGATAATACCTTGAGCTGAAGATCGATTCTCTGGTACTAACAATAGTTTAGGGAATCGAATAATCAAATCACACAACCATTGAGCATATTGGAATAGATTGACTTTATTGATACTCGCAGTACCAATAATATTCAAATCCAAAGCATTCACAAAGGTTAATGAGCAGGCATCTTTACCAATAGCTGAAGAAGAGTCCAAACCCACAATAATCGGACAATGATTGAATAAGTCAGAGAGTTCATTTTGATTGACATACCAGTTAATGACGATACCGAACTTACCAATATCTCTAAAGAGAGGATCAGTTTCACTGTTCTTAATCATCTGTGCTTGTTCTACTGTAAATGGAGAAGACTCTGTACCTGAAGTCCATACGTTATAATAGTCACGTAATGCGTCTTCACCGGTTACTTTGTTTCGAGACATGTTCTCAATCAACCATTCGTCAGTATAACCTAATTGACGATGTGAAAATGTGCCTTGTACTTGGAACAAACCAAAAGTCTTAGCCAAAGGATCAGAAGGATTAGAATCTGCACGTACTCGTTTTTCAAATTCTGCTGCATCAAATGAATCGTAATACTTCTCGTCAAACTGAGCAGATTCATTCCAAACTTCATAAGCCCATCGACCATGTGGCGTATCTTTCTTACCGGCAGTAGTCGTGAAGATAGAGGCAGTTTCTTTACCTTGGGCTAAAGCATTCGTCCTCGCCGCGTCCATCGCAGAACCCATAGATGGAATGGTAATGTAATTGAGTTTACAGAATGCTACCTCATCACACTGACGTACTTCTACCGTGTTACCACGACCTTTCTTATACGCAGCGTCTTCAGACTCTTGAGCAATAATGGTATTATAGTAATTGTTGTTACTCAATACCGTAATACCTTCAGAGTTATTACTATCTTTACGAGTAAGAGGATTTAAGTAAGCAGGTAAAGTAGCAATCAGTGTTCTTAATCGAATCACGTTTAACATACGCAATTGAGAGTCTTTTGTATATAACAATAACTTCAAGCTCTTACGGAAACAGAGTAAATACATCATGATGATATCCGTAGAGTAAGACTTACCAGTCTGACGTGGTTGGATTAAGAAGTATTGACAATGGTTAAAGAAACACCAGAACAAAGAGATGTTTGCCCTATTCGCTCTAAAGAACATTCTATTATCACTCGTAGAGTCTGGTGTTTGAGCAATCTCTCGGAAGAAATACCAAGGATTGATAGCAATTTCGTTTGCAATTTTTACAATGGTTTGCGGGGACAAATTATCAGCAAAAGGATCCACAAATTCCAAGTCAGGATCATGCAAAGCCAAATGGAAATAATAATTCTTTAATCCCATCTTTTTAAAGACGTTTGCTAAGTCAATGAACGACTGATTCTTAGTGGAAGTATGTACGATCGATCCGAGGTTCTCTTTTTTGTCCCAGTCCTTAAGATATAGGATCATGGTTGTTCACTCACTTTATAAATTATTTCAAATCCATACTATTAACATGAATTAATCGCGCATTCATGCGATTTAACACATATACTTAAAGAGATTGGACTAATCCAATCTCTCTATTCTAACTTATTTTTTGCTATCTACTATCTAAATTCTAAAGGAAAATTAAAAATGAACAAATCAGTACTGAAGGAATTTTATTCCGATGTAATCAAGAATCCACTGTTTCAAGATAAAGAAACAGTTTCACTTCGTGATCTCTTATTAGAAGATAAAGAGATTGTTTCCAAAACCATTAAGCATATAGCAGGTAGCTCATATGCATTAATGCACAGTAATGCAATCAATGGAATTCAAGAAGGATTCCATGAATGGGTATTAAATACGAATGAAGATGAACTCTTTCGTCAAATTCGATTCCCTACTAGGATTGATCACGATTCCGTGATTGATGTTACTAATCCGATCTTGGATTTAACACATGCTTCGCTAGATGAGATTTGTCTGGTTTATCATGTTTCTGTAATCTTCTTAATGGAGTATTACATTCAGCACTTTGCTGATAAGAAGTGGCAAACTGAACGTATCATTGGTGAAGTCTCTCGTTACTTAACTAATTCCCTCTACTTCTACATCAATTTGTGTGCAGACCACGCCACTTATATTGGTGACTTCTTAGTAGAGGAATCCCACTTAATCGTATTAGTCGTCATGATTAAGTTCTATCGTAATCTAGATAAAGAATACGTAGTTGGTATCTTAGAATACTTGACTTATCTTTATTTAGAAAATGAAGGCGATTTCTCTGATGAAGTAATTGAGGATTTGGATAGCTACATAAAAAGAAATTTCAAAAACGTAGATCTGAATAAGGTATTCCAATTGAATGCAATACTTTGCTTAGTCAACGTTTTCGATATTGTCGAATACTTCTTGGAACTCTTTGTCAATCCAGAAGGTTTCGACATCTTCCCGAAAGAGGGTTATTCTCCCTCTGAACTGCAAACCACTATCTCCAACTGGAGTATGGTGTAATTTTATTCTAACTTTATTTAAAGGAAATTCAAAATGAAAGCAAAACAACTTGACATCACTCGTGAAGAAGCCAATGAAGTACTGGGTAACCTGGCTAAGCAGTTTCTGCATAATGTTCACTACCATCTCTTCTATCTGGATCAACAAGAAGACAAAGAACGTTTCACTTATCGCACTATGGAAATTGGCAAAATGATCCTGTTCTACATGGACGAAGTTGCCGAATTCTTGAATCTTCAAAACTACGTTGTAAACTTGGGTGATCCAGGTGATGATGTATGTTTCGAATTGGGTGTGAAGAAACCTACTGTAGAGCGTATTCAAGCTATTCTGGATTTGTTTGAGGCTTAAGATGGAAAACTACGAATACGATCCAGAATTGGAAGAAGAACTGGAAGAGGGTGAAGAAATCGTTCCTCTGATAGTAGGTCCAGTAGGTAAAGTACCTGTGAAGTATATTCTGGACTATTCCAAAGAAGGACAGACCCAAGAAGAGCGAGAAGAGTATATTAACCTGCTCGCTCAATTGGGGATTAATATCTGTGCGAAAGCATTGGATTATAATGATGCTTTTGTGGTTTCTACCTTACCTGAATTGGAAGCTATTGATACGGAAACTGATGAAGCAGATCCTTACGAATACGTTAAGCCAAAACTGATTACTATTAATCAGAAAGTAGCATTTACCGTATTCTACCACAAGAACTTGCCTAAGTCCATTGTGGATGGTTTGTCTAATCAGTTATTCCAAAATAAAGAAAACTTACGCATTAAAGACTTTGACGTAGTTACTACCATGGTGTGTTTTGATGATTCAGTCATGACTGAGTTTGAATATCGCACCGAGATTGCTAAGCTACCGATCAATTGCTTCCATTTTGATGACGTGGTACTTTATCTAACCGATAGTGAAAACCCTAAAGAGAAGCCAACACTTTGTATTCGTATCCTCTATCTCCCTGATCAAACAGGCAATAGCGACGATTACGATTCTACTGCTCAATTCATTATCGCTTTGGATAAAGACATCAAAGAAGCCATTAAGGAAGAGTTGTCTCGTCTGAAGTTAGACTTGACACCAGAAGCATTGTCTTATGTTAATACGACTAAAGGTTCAATCACTAAACCCAGTGTCAATTGCTTTGATGTGATTCATTTTCACAAATTAGCAAAAGTAAGTTTGAATGCATTGAGCCAAGCGGTTAACAATAACATCGTGCAATAAAGCATACTCACTACTCCAATTAAGGAGTAGAGAGTAGATCTATTTCAGCAATTACTTAGCATCAATACGAGTTTCGTACGTAGACATATTGTAGATAGAAGAAATGGGGTTATTGATGTAGTAAGCACCTTCGCTTTCAGCTTCCCAGTATTTGGCATTTTCACCCAAGTCACTTGCTTTTACATAAGTCAACAAGAACATTGGATTGCCATTTATCATAGCAGGATGTTTGAAGCTTTCACCTTCAACGGTTACACCATACAACAACTTCTCATGTTTCCCCATGACTTCTTGGTAAGTAACCTTACCTTTGAAGACCAGGTGGGTACCGTAGTAGTAGCCACTTTCTACATCAGAAGAAGGACCGCTGAACAAAGCATCGTCAACAATTTGTTCTTCTCTTTCTTCCTCGTCCAAAATCAGAACTCGATTTACAGTAGAACCATTGATGACAGTGACGTATTCATCACCAATTTCACTTACTGGTTTACCTTCAGAAGACTTCAAGATCAAACCTTCGTAAACCATATCGTTGACTACGGTAATACGTTGGTTCTTAGCATCCAGATAGTTCATGCTAAAGGTAACACCATTGACGGAATAAGGCACGTAGGATTTATCAGACCAGTTTTCTTTCTCAGTGAGTTTCAAGAAATGGTTGATCTCGCAAGCCAGGTAGCCAAGCGTGATAAATCCACGAACACTTTCCAAGTGACTCATCATGTCTGAGGCAAGTTCATTCTCGTTAATGAGTTCGTCAATTTCACCACCTACATGAGCAGCCAGCTCGATAGTCGGCAGGAAGGTTGTACC